TTCGAGTCCCGCTGGAGGCACTTTTGGAAACCGCCAGAGATGGCGGTTTTCCTTTTATTTCCAACGGTTTTCAGACTTTCCTAATTCACTCCAATTCACTCCAAATCACGTCATTTCTCTATAAAACGTGGGCAAAATGTGGGCACGGAATCAAAGGTACATGTGCTGTCGCACGTATGCTTCGACCTCAGCGTTTTCCTCTGGCGTGCCGATGGTCAGAAGCCAGACGGCATTGTTCTTGCGCTGCACGTTGCCCTTGCGAAGGCATTTGATGAGTCCTGCGGCTTCGAGCTTCTTGGCGATTTTGCCGATGCGGTTGTAGGCCAGCTGCTCGCGCTTCGGATTGCGCGGCTCATTGCCGATCGCCACGAGCTCGTCCATTGACTGTGGGAGCGTCATGCCCCAATCGATGGCGATTTTGAGCCAGCCGGAAGCGTAGGTGCGCGGCATCATGTGCTTCTCCTTGGCTGCCTTGTCCAGCGGCCAGTCAGCGGTGAGCCATGCCATGCGGCTGAGCAGGGCGTATTGCGCGAAGTCGAAGCTGCGTGCGCCCTTGTGGGTGACGGTGAGTTTACCTTGGCTTGCGAGTTCTTCGACTGCCAGCATGTTGCGGTATCCCATTTCGTGGTCCATTTCCGACCTCCAAGCCATGCGTTACAATGGTTTTGGAAGTCTTTGAGTGAGGCTTCATGTTTTACCTCCGTGGTGCCGTTAACACTGCGGAGGTTTTTTGTTCTGAAACACATTATACGCTAACTTGCAAACATGTGTGTATGGCGTGTTGTAAACAAGGGCGCATATTAACCTTGCAAGTGGAAAATACTAACTTGCAAACATGAAATATACATATATACATATGTAACAATTTTCATTCTTTCATACAGCGACAATGCGCTGAATTGAATAAAAGAGTGCTGGAAAATCAACGCTTGCCCGCATTCCATGCCTACCAGCTTAAATATAAGCCTTATAAGCGAATATAAAGCCTTATAAGGCAATCTAGGCGCATATGAGAAAAGCCCCGCAAAAAGCGGGGCGAATAGAAGAGAACGTCACTGCTTGGTGAACGTGCCGCAATTCTGAAGCTTGAGCTGCTGCCCATCGCTCACCGTCACCTGCGGATAGCCACCGCCTGGCATGTCGTTCTGCACGATGTCGTCACCGGCGGAGACCTCCCAGTAACAGCGGTCCGTCACGGAATCGTTCGCGCGATACGTTCCGGCGTCGATGTCCTTGCCGACCTGCCACACGCCATCGGAGATGGAATTCCTCTTCGCCTGCTCCACCTGACCGGTCAAAGACTGCAATTCCGCCTTCTTCTCATCCACCTTCTTCTGCAATTCATCATGCTGCGAATTAAGGTCTTTGATGCCAGACTTCACGTTGTCCGCTTCGGCTATCGCATCCTTGGCATCGTTGTATTCGTCGGCGATTCCGTTGTACTCATCCACGAGGCTGTTGTATTTCTTGATGAGTTTCGCGTAATCCTTGTTGTCCGAAGCCATGCTCTGCGCCACTTCCCTGACCGCTGCAGAATGCACACTGGCCGCGTATGTGACGCCGCCGACCGTCAACGCCACGGCGCAGGTGATCGCCGTGCAAGTGCAGACCGCCGTCTTTACCTTCACATCCTTGCCGAGCCATGCCTTGAGCCTGACAAGCATCGCATTGTTCTGTCTGATTCTCATTGGTTTCTTCTCTCTTTACGTCGAACGGGGGATGCAGCCGATTCTACCGTCATGCTGCGAGCGTATGCCGGTAGTCTTCCAGTACTTGCATGGTCACGTTCAGCTCGTCTGCTATCGACCATAGGTCATCGTCGTACATGTGTTCGAGCAATGCAAGCTCGGCAGGATCGACGAGCGTGAGGGCGGTCTGCGTTCTCGCCCGTCGCTCCTGCTTCGAACGATTGTTTGAACAACCATCGTCACCATGCTTCCAGTGCAGCAGCTCATGCGTGAGCACGCATCTTTTCGCCGTGTAGGTAAGGCGCCTGTCAATGAGTATCACGCTGTTGGATGCGTCGTAGCAGCCCCATAGTCCGTCCGGCAGGATGGCGCTGGACACGGTGACGGGCAGTCCGATGATGGCGCGGCGCATGGCGCCGTATGTCATGTCGCAGCTAATCGGCAGGTCAGGCAGGCTCGTCGTAATCCGGCCCAGCCTCTCCATTGATGGCCTCCTGCTTGCCGTCAGCGTTATAGGCGGCAAGACCATAACCGCCTGCCTGCGCTTTCCTCTCGGCGGCTTCGACGGCATGGCGTTTGGAGTCCATCACGATATCTCCGATGGATACGCCTGTCACTTCGCTGATGCGTTCCAGGTCACTCAGATTGAGCGGGAGGCTGTAGTTTGCCCTCGTGTACCAGTAGACCTCGCCGAAGCCGCAGGCCTTGGCGAATTCCTTGATGGTCATGCCGCTTTGCTTTTGGAGTCTGACGCATTCGTCCATGACCTGCTTGGCGAAATGCGTGACCTCCTGTGCTTTTCTTCCCATGCTTCAAATTATAGCTAATTGCGTAGTCATATGTGCATAAATCGTGAAGACTACGTAATTACGAATACAAGAAACTTCGTAATTACGTATATTAAAAACCGTCGAAAGGAAAAACGAGATGTTGAGCACCAAAAGAACCAAGACCCCCGACCACTACCCGTGCGGCCACATGCGCGGCCCCGGCTGGCACGACTGGCGCGCCTGCCTCACCAAACAGGGAATCGAGGAGGATGAATGGCCGGTCTGACGGAAACAGCCACCAGAAACCTCAAAGCGGAACTCGCCAGACACGACAAGACACCGAAAGACCTAGCGAAAGCATGGGGCCTCGAAATCAGAGCCGTAAACAACAGGCTCAAAGGCCACACGCCACTCTCGACGGACGAAATCGAAAAAGCGGCATCCATGCTCGACATGGAACCAGAAAACCTCGTCATGCTCCTCATCCAGCCGATCGACAGCATCAAACAATTCAAAGCCTGAAATCCACAACCAAAGGAGTATCCGATGGACAGCAAGACCTACACCCGAGAACTGCGCAAAGCCTGCGTGAAAGCCGTCTTCGACGAATTCGCCGAGCATGGCGACATGATTCGCCCGCAATACGCGGGACAGTGGAATGAAATCAACGCTAGCCGATTCCTGGGCCACATCACCGGACCGATGGACATCGACGTGACCGACCTCGTGGACGTCATCATCGACACGATCGTCAAGGAAGCACAGAAATGAGCGGACAACTGCTTAACCCGCCGGCACCGCCGGAATCAAGGAAAACCATGAAACCACGAATCGAACTCATCGGCACCACCGGCTACGCCATCCGCATCCAGGAAGACAAGAGCGGCCAACTCATCGAGCTCCACGCGGACGGCGAGGAAGTCCTTGCGGACATCCCTGAAAGCACCCTCGACAACTTCGCCTACAGCCTCAACGACGACTTGGGAAACATGCGATGAGCCAATCATTCGAACTGCGAATCATCGAGGACGGCACCACTCGCAGCGACCATTCAGCCGTCATCCAGCTCGCCATCGACACGTGCGACAGCCACGCGCGATACCTGCTCACGCAGACAGACCTGGCGAACATCCGCCGCGACTGCAACCGCATCTTGAAGGAACTATCCGAAAGGAGGATGGCGAAATGACCGACCACGACTACTGGCTCGAAGACCAGCGGGAGAAGACGCGGAAGCCGAACTACACGCGCCGCCGCATCCTCTTCGCCATCGTCAGCATCGGCCTCATCTCCAGCCTGACCATCATGCTCACCTGGCATGGCGGCAGCACCACCGCCGCGCTCATGGTGGAAGGCGTGTACGTCGCCACCGCATTGTGGCTGATCGTCAGATTCGCGCCACGCGACTAAAAGACTTCCCACCAGCCGACAGTCCAACAAAACAAACCAAATCTGGGATATTTTGCGCGGACATCCACGTTCACTCATGTCGGCTGGCGGGGACACATATAACTGAATATCGATTATTATCCACGCGCCGACCACATCCTGCTTCACATACACTGTCGGCGCACTGGTTGGGCGACGGTTCGCACGTCCATGGATTCCAATCTCTTCTCTCTCTATCAAAAACGCAGGCACTCCGGTGCTTGCAAACCCTTTCAAGTCCGCCTGACGGCTTCCATCGCCGTCGGCCACGCCACCGGCCGCCAGCATGTTCAGGTCATGCTCCAACAGTCAAAGCGGCGCTCGGAATCCACGGACGGCATCGGTCCGACTCCGATGCCAGCCACTCAGCCCCATCCACTCGTCAGGACGGGGCACCACAACGTCAACAAGCAAAGGAAACACAATGGACGGAAACAAACCACAGTCGGCAACATGGGTGCTCTGCGTCGACATCGACCCCGATAACCCGGAATCCGACCCAATGTTCGTCGCCGCACTTGACATGCCGCTGGACGGCGGCCTGATCGGCGTCACCCTGCCCGGCAACAGACTCGGCAAAGCAACCGCGCTTGCCGCCCGAACCGCATGCCAGGCCATCGACAAGGCGCTCAAACGTCACCTCGAACGCGGCGGTGACAGCGACACCACGGAAATGCTCACCGGCCTCCACATCGACCCGATGGCCGACATTCGGGACGGCAGGCCATGACAGACCTGCTCACGCCAGCCGAACTGGCCGCCATGCTCGGCATGAGTCCACGCACCCTCGCCAACTGGCGGTCGACCGGCAAGGGCCCGCCATATTTGAAAATCGGCGTGGAACCGCCCGAAGGCCATCAGGACAGGCGCAAAGTCCGCTACCAACGTCAAACCGCGGAACAGTGGGCTTTAGCACACAAGTACCGGAGGACGGTGGCGAGATGAGAAACGGCATGTTCGTTCCGGCGACACAGTGCAAAAGCCATCCAAACGTCAAAAGCGACGGGAAAGCAAGCGTCGACACCGGCAAACCGACCCTCACACAGCAGGGAATCGACGTGGACAAGTTCATCCGCGAAAACCACGCGCTCATCGAAAAACTCAGGAAAGGAACACGTTGAAACACGAATACACAGCCGACGAGCTCGCCGAGCTGAGAAAAATCTACAACGAGTCAGGCGAAGCCGGTCTCGAACTCGACGAAATGCGTGCGTTGCGCAAGGCCGGACTCCTCACGCAGGGCCTACCGGCGAAACCGGAAGCACCGTCGAAACGCGATCTCATCCTCGCGCACTGCAAGAAACGCATCGACCAAGGCCAAACGTTCGACGGCAAGGAAACCGCCGAAGCGCTCGGCATGAGCCAGAAAACGGTCGGCAACATCATCAGTCAACTCCGCAAGGAAGGACTATTGCCGGCCTTCGACAAGCACTCGCCACGCAAAGCACAGAAAACAACCACAACCGGAAAGAAGAAGGAGACCATCATGGCCGTCACATCGAAACCAGCCGCCAGCAAGGAGGAACCAATGAGCCAGGGAATCACCGCCAACAAGGAGACAGCACCGGAAAAACAATGCGAGAACACGCGCGCCATCATCACGAACGCGCTGGTCGGCATCTACGACTCCATCTCGGCATTGCAGCGTGCCGCATACCACGCCAACGACAAGGTCGTATACATGTTCGCCACCAAGCTGCTGGACGGCGAACTCATGGACCTGAAAGCCAACTACAGCAAGGACACGGCGCAATGAGCTTCGACACGCTCGACCTGCCATCATGGCCGGCCATCTGCAGGCTGACAATCCCAGGCGACCCGCAGTCGAAAGGTCGTCCACGCGTCTACCAGGGACACGGCATCACCCCGACGCGGACGCGGGAAGCCGAGAACCGCGTGTACTCGGAATGGCGCAGCCGGTATCCGAACCTGCCGCCATATGAAGGCCCTGTCTGTCTGGCGCTCACGTTCTGGACGGCAACACGGCGAGGACGTGACTGGGACAATCTGGCGAAACTGTTCACCGACGCGTTGAACGGCGTCGCCTACACGGACGACCGGCAGATCATCGAAGCCAGCGTGCACGTGCACCGTCCCGACCAGTACGTGCTTGGCGCGCGCGGACCCCGCAAACGCAAGACCGGCGACCCACTCACCTGGCACGGCAACCCCTACCAGCCATGCACGCAGGCAATCATCAACTTCCAACAGGAATACACCCCAAAATAAAGGAGAACTGACCAATGGCAGAACAGCAGGAACTGGCCACGCTGGCAAGCAGATACACGGAAATCCTCGACCGAATCCACCAACTGCAGGAACAGGCCGACAGTCTCAAAGCACTCATCATGGAAAACCGCGAGCCCGGCGAATACGCGGCCGGACCATTGACCGTGAAAATCCGCAAAGGCAAACGCAACCTCGACGCCAAAGCATTCGAAAAACACTTCCCAATCCAACAGCATGCGGACTGCTATCAGGTCAAGCCGAAAGCATTGTCCGCGATCATCAAACTGGTCGGCGAAAACGCTTTGCAGGATTGCGTGAAAGTCGGCGCGGCAAGCCTGGTGGTCGAATGATGGGCGACAAGATCATCAGACAACACTTCAACCACGCGTTGAACAACGCGCTGGACGCCTACGACAAGTCCTTAAGCGAGAACGTGTATCTCATCGACGCGGACGACCTCGGATACTTTTCCGACATCCTGTACCGCTACCTATTCGACGTGAAATGCGAGGCATGAAAATGGCCAGCGAACTCGACCTTGAAGCAGTCATGGCCGCAAACCAGACCACACCGGGAACGACGCCGGCCCCCACGGTGGAACCGACGGAATGGGATGAGATACGCGGCATCATCGAAGACCACATCACCAACCAGCCGAGAAGCCTGCAAAAGGAGATCGGACCATCGGAACTCGGCACCGACTGCCTCCACTGCCTCGCCGCCAGACTCGCAGGATGGGAGAAACGCCAGTCGGCCGCATGGCTCCCGTTCATCGGCACCTGCGTCCACGAACGATTCGAACACCTTTTCAACAGTCGCAAGGACGAATTCACCGTCCCGGACGACGATGGGGGAGAACCATGGGCCGTGAAACGCTTCGAAGCCGAAAGACACGTCGACGTCGGCGCAATCCACGGACTCCACGGCCATCAGCGCATCCACGGCAGCATCGACCTGTACGACGCGGAAAACAACACGACCATCGACTGGAAAATCACCGGCACAACCACGATCCGCAACGTCAAAGCCAACGGGCCAAGCCAACAATACCGCATCCAGGCGAGCCTGTACGGCATCGGATTGGAAAACGACGGCGAACCATGCAAAAAGAACGCCATCTACTTCCTACCCAGAAACAGCGTCAGCCTGGCCGACGCACTGCCAATCGAATTCGATTTCGACCCGAAACCCGGCAAATGGGCTTTAAGCCGCGCGCAGCTCATCGTCAACCTCCTCGACCTCATCGAACAGGAGGACGGCGTCGAAACACGCGACGCGTGGATCCACGCCCTGCCGACCAGTCCGACCCACTGCTTCCAATGCGGCAGCTGGCCGGACGACCAGCTCGGAAACCTATCCGAACTCAACGAAGACCAATATCCGGCATTGCCGGACAAATGGGGGCAGCTCGTCGGGCTGCTCGAATCCACCTACAACAACAAGTAGAAAGGTAAAAAACACAATGTTCGGAACGAATAATTACGGTGGCGGATTCACCCAGCAAGGCGGAGCCAGCTACCGGCCACAACAGGCGCAGCAGCAGTCCGCCGAAGCGTTGAGCCTCGACGACGTGATGCAGGGCGGAGCGCCCAGCGCGTTCAGCAAGGACGATCCGATCGGCACCAGCGTGGAAGGCGAAATCGTCGAAATCCGCGCGGAACAGCAGACAGACTTCACCACCGGCGAACCATTGTATTATCCGAACGGCAAGGCGAAACCGCAGGTCGTCATCCACTTGCAGACCAGCCTGCAGGACCCCGACAGGGTCGGCGACAGCGGCATCCGCGGCGTGTACGTCAAAGGCTACAACATCGGCCAATTGCGCCTCGCATGCCGTCAGGCCGGAGTCGGCGACCATCCGAACGTCGGCGACCGTCTGAAAGCCACGTTCGCCCGCACCCAGCCCGCCAAGACCCGCGGATACAACGATGCGAAGATCTACGACTACGTCGTCACGCCGAAGAAACAGTTCGATCTGAACGCGGCGATGAACGACCTGCAGGCAGGGCAGCAGCAGTATGCGCCACAGCAGCCGCAACAGTCCGCTTACGGCCAGCCGACCGGATTGACCGCGAGCGACAGGCAGACCATAAGCCAGCTCGCCGCTGCGGGAAAGACCGCGCAGGAGATCGCAGGACTCCTCGGCAAGCCGGTCGACCAGGTCATCAACGCGCTCGGCGCAGGCAGTGGACGAGAGCCTGAATTCTAAAACCGTCGAATTTGACTACAGCGTCCGCCACGCCTGTCGCGGCTGCGACGGACGCTGCCCCGAACATGATGAATCTCTTCGAGAGGAAATCTCTGAAAAGGCACAGGGTGGCATAGTGAACAGCTCACATCATCAGAAAAACGGCACATGTGCCATTCTGTGCCAAAACTTTGGCACAGTGGAATCGTTGGAATTCCAACCAAACCAAACATATATATACAACTATTCCAATGTTCCGTTGTTTCTTATATATGTATTTATTTTGTTGTTTTTGTGTTGTGTGTATAGGCCGTGGAACGGCACACTCGATGGCACGCGGCAAACAAGGAGGTGAAAAATGAAAGACTACCGCAAATACGAGCCCATTCTTACCGAGAGCCTGCCCGCACGATTCGCAGGAATCTTTCATCTGCTCGAACTCACGTTCACGCCAGCGAACGACCGCACGATCGTCACGACCATCGACGGCCGCAATCTCCAACTCGTCTGCCAAGGCGGCACCGAGGAAGACCACCGCAAAAAAGAGCCCGTCGTCGCGGCGGGCTACCAGAAAGCCATATGGGAACTCCGCGAAGGCCATTTGCGCTACTGTCCGTCACAGGACAGGCTCTGGCGCCGCGACCCAGACATGGCCGACCACGAAGGCGAACGACTGCTGCTCAACAGCTGGCATCCAGTCAAAACCATCGAGGACGAATACCATATCGGCGGCAACGCGCGCAGCGGCGACCGCAATCCGCTCTATTCGGCCACGATTCTGCGCGAGGCGAAACGTTCGCAATGGTTCGAACAAGTCGAACGCGGAGTACGCTGCGACCCATGCGTATGGGTGCGCCGCGACGGCAGGGTCGTTTGCCTGCAGAATGAGCCGGATATCGCCGTCACACAGACTTTCTCACCTGCCGGCATGGGCTATCAGGCGTTGAAGGACGCTGAACGGATCCTCAGATGGCTGACCGTCGACGAGAAGTCCTATGCGAACCTGTGTCGCATGTTCGCGACCCCATGGCTGGAACCGTTCAAGCAGCTTTCCTATGTGCTGTCCGGCCATGGCGGTGACGGGAAGACGCTGATCGCCCGTCAGGCGTTGCTTGGCGTGTTGGGTGTCGGCAAGGTGTTTCCCGGATTCAGCGTGCAAGGCTATTGCGCTGGCGGCGGCTATACGCTTGGCCGTGAATCGATGAATGATGAGATGGATGGCAAGGCGTTCGCTTATGACGATGAGGCGTGCGCGGTCACCGAAGACATGCTCCCCCTGCTGCGAGCATTGTCGACCGGTTCGCAAATGAACGCGCGAGTGACGGGAGGCAGGTATCGTGTCGTCACGCCGACCGCGACGATGCTGTACCTGACGAACATGCAGTTCGCCGATTCCAGCGAGAATTCGGACTCGCGCCGTTTCATCAAGGTCGAATTCCACCAGTCGAAGGGTCGATCGTATGACCAGTATCATGCGATCGAGGGCTTCTGCCATCGGCATCCCGCAGCGTTCTTCGTCCTGTCGTGCCGCTTGTGGGAGAGGTCGGACGAGCCGGAAATCGTGAATCTGAGCCCGGCCCGCAACATCTCGGATGAGATGTTTTGGCTGATCAGCGAGATCGCGTCGAACGAAGAGCAGTATGGTGACCCGGTTGCCGTGAAAGGCGACTACCGCAAGGAATTCCACACGACCATCCCGCAATCCCTTATGGACGTGCTCGGATTAGAGAACGCGCGTTCCAGGGCATTGCCTGGCAAGGGACAGCCGCGCGTCGTCCGCGTCGTCAACCGTGACCGTTTCGACGCGTACCGCAAGGCCGCTCTCGACAACGAGACGGAGCCTGCCGACACTTGGTGGCAGACGGCATTGTCGAAGCCGTCTCGTGACAGTCTGCTCCCGTTGGAGGATGTGGGCGATTGCCATGATTTGGCCGGCATCGTCGAATCCGCGTTGGACGGCCATGTCGGTTTCGCTCCATGCGAAGGCAAGACACGAAAGGCCGGCGGCGCTGTTGATGGGAAGGTGTCGTTGTCGTGGAAGCGGTTGAATCCGTCCGACGAGAGCCACGTGGACGCATCGTTCATCACCGGCCAGATGAGCAGGTATGCGGTCGTGCCGCTCGGCGACTGTTTCGTCATCGACTGCGACAAGCCGTCCGAGGATGGTGGTCCTGACGGTTGGCAGTGCTTGCAGGCATTGACCGGCGACTACGGTACCGATAAATTGCCTGCTACGTTGGTCACGAAAACGCCGCATGGCGTGCACCTGTACTATCGCATGCCGGCCGGCATGGATATCGGACTGTTGAAGAATGCGGTGCATGAGCAGAATCTGCCGATTGACCTGCGTGTGAGCAATAAGGGTTATGTGCTTGGCCCTGGCAGCGTCATCGACGGCAAACGGTATGAGCTGGTGGATCTGCCTGCCGGCGTGGTGCCGGAGGCGAGCGAGGCGGTCATGCGCATGCTCAAGGATTTCGGTTACACGAACGAGCCGAAGCCGGACGCGCCGCAAATGAGTCTGGACGATGTCATGGCCGATAGGCGTGCCACGTCGATTTCCAATGGCATGCCGGATATGACGCCAGTGCCGGAAGGCCAACGCAACAGCACATTGCATGCGTGGGCGTACGGACGGCTGAAGAATCATCCGGAAAACGAACGGCAGATTCACGATGACCTGCTGAAGCGCGGTAGGGATAGCGGTTTGGCCGATGCCGAACTCGACCAGATCTGGAAATCAATCAAACGAAGCCTCAGCTAAGGAGGGGTCGACTATGTCGAAGAATATGACTGGAACGAGCAAGGCAATCCGACTTATCGAATGCGCGCATTGCGGAGAACGCGTCGGCGCATATTATGCCACCTGCCCATACTGTGGATACCGGCTTGTGACGGCGTCCGACGGTTTTTGGAAGCGGATGATGGGATGAGCCGGAAACCGCCGCAGTGGATGCGCCGGTTCGCCCCGGAAGGCAATCCAGCGCATCTCTTTCCGGTCGTGTGCTCATGCGGCCGGTGGATTTTCAGCGAAAGGGACGTGGTCTGGCAGTCATGGGACGCGGGAATCATCGAAGGCGACGACCTGGTCACTGCGATCATCCTTGACAGGCCGCTTATACGCATCCGGCACGTGTCCCACATGGACATCATCAGATTGGAAACCGTCGCCGGACCATTAGGCATCAGTCCGGACGGCCAATATTTGGGCGCGCACGAATGCGGCCTGATGCCCGTCAGCGTCAAGCCGGCGGAAGTGTGCGACAACGGATTCCATTATTCGACGCTTCCTGGTTTTCCGAAAATGCGGCCGGTGCCCGGCAATCCTGATCCGTGGGCCGGACTGCCGGTGAATGACCTATCGGATTTCGGATGGCCGCAATCCGAAGACAGCGAACAGCAAACACTTTTCTAAAAAGGAGAAATCATGAGACACGACGAACCGGAAACCATGTACAGCTTGGAATGGTTGGAACACGAGCGCCGCAAAGCATGGCAGGAAGGTTACGCAGCCGGATGGAAAGACCAGGAATGCGACTTTCCGCCACACACAAGCGAAAACCCATATCTGGAGGGCACCAAATGAAGAAAATCCTTGAGGAAATGATCCTGAAATGGCATGAGGACGGTATCACCCTGGAAGAAACCGCCAGACTCGTGCCACAAGTGCTAAAAGCCGAAATCACCGCCATAATCCACCAGCACGACAAGGAGACCAGACTTTGACCGACTGCCAGCACTGCCATAAGCCCATGAAAACGGCGGCGGCGAACATGCTCTGCGCAAACTGCCGCGAAACCTACTGGACGCTGATCCGCCAGCTCGGACACGTCCAACTGCCCACCCTGCGCAGCATCATGCTCCGACAGGCCCGCATCGGCACCCCAGAACACACGCCAAACAAAGGCAACGCGCCACTGCCCATCGACACCCACGCGCAAGACCTCATCGCAGACAGTGAGGCATGGCTGGCGGAACAGGCAGGCAAAATACGCGCCGCATACGCCGCATACGATTGGCGTAAAGCATGGTATGCCATCATCAGCAACCGGCACACCATATTGAACATGCCAACCGCAGCAGACGACTACGCCGCCCTGGAACACATCACCAGACGCAACGAACAAGCGTTGACACCGGAAGAAGCCATGGTCATCATCGGCACCTGCCCAAAATGCGGCCACCAAGCCGCCAGCACGCCACAAGCCGAAACATGGACATGCCCAGACTGCAAATGGCAAGGCGGAGTCCAAGCCATCAAAGCCGAACGCGACAACAAACTCTGGCAGCTCGAATACACTGGAAAACCAGTCGAAGTAGCACGCTACCTCGCCAAAATGGACATCCACTGCACCAGCGACCAGATCCGCCAATGGCTCACCAGAGGCAAACTGCACGCCACGCCGACAAAACACAAAGGAGAGTACGTGTTCAACCTCGGAGAAATAACCGCCATGCTTGACTGTCACAATTAAAATGCTATACTGTCGTATGTTCGTAGAATGGTTCAGCCGGAAAATGGTTGGACCATTTTTCATATCCAGCTTCGGTAGCTCAGCGGTTAGAGCACAAGGGATAGCACAGATACCTAGGACGGATACCAAACCGGCCATGGCTTCATAATTCTTTGAATGCCCGTGATAAGAGATAAGTGCATCCCACACCATGCGCTGGTTCGACTCCAGCCCGAAGCGCTATACGCCTCTCTGTCGATGGGGGATTGCGATGTACAAGGTATGCTCCACCTCCGGTTGCCCGCACCTGGTCTCCTCCGGCTCCCTGTGCGACGAGTGCAGGAAAGCCAAGGACAAGCGCCGCTCGCGCGGCCGCAATCCATACACCTCGAAAGCCCACAGGCTCGCACGGGCCCGTGTGCTGGCGAGGGATCCGCGATGCGTCTGCCCAGGCGACGGGCCTGACGGATGCGGCAGGCACCATGGACTATGCGGCGCCCCCAGCACCATAGCCGACCATTGGCCGCTTGAACGCGTCGAGCTCGTCGAAGCCGGACTGGACCCAAACGACCCGCAACGCATGCGCGGCCTGTGCAAGCGCTGCCACGACAGCAAGACCGCAAGGACGAAACCTTCAGGCTTCAACAACAGACAAAACCTCAGCTGACACACACAGGCTTCGGCACCAAAACAAAACATTCCATCGAGGCCAAGCCGACGACGCCAGCCGCTCACGTCGAACGACACGAAAGACGAAAACGACCAAGTCTTCTCGATTCGATTCGCGACTCATCGCAGCAACAAGCGAGTCAAACAAAAAACCGTTGCAAAACAAACGGAAGCAAACCATCAAAACACCCACGGGGATACCCCCTAAAAGTTTGGGTAGCGGAACCGCCGGAGAGCTGTCTCCGAGGTGCGGAGGGTTCAAAAGTTTCAGAGGGGGGCGGGCGAAAGGCCCGGCCGCCGACAGCGAAGGAACGGCGCGAGGCCGTCCGACGATGGAGGAGACATGCCAAGAGGAGGAAAACGCGTCAGATCCGGTCCAATGCCGGATCCGTCGAGCGGTGCGAGCGAACGCAGGGGATACACCCTGCGCAGTCTGCCGAACACGGAATACAAGGGCCGGCCGCCGAAGTTTCCGCTGCCGCCGTATGTGATCCGTGATTTCGACAAGGAGTCGCAGGAATGGGTCGAGGACACCGCCGGTTCGGAATCCTGGAATGACCGGGAGGCCGAACTGTGGAAACAGTTGTGGCGTCTGCCGCAAGCACGCGCATGGAAACAGCCGCAGCTTCGGTATCTGCATTATCAGATCGCATCATATGTCCGCGAATGCGTCATCTGCGAGAGCTCATTGGCCAAGGCCGCGGACGTGGCGATCAAGATCCGGCTCGAGGACCGCATCGGCCTGTCGGAGGCCGGATTGCAGGAGCTCGGCTGGAAGATCTCCGAGGACAACGTCGACATGGCCGCCCACGAAGTGCCCGCCACGGACGCGGAGGCCGCGGAGAGCGGCATGGACACCAAGATCGTCCAGTTCCCACGACGCCTGAGGGCGTGACATGGCCGACGACTGGATCATCGACTTCCCGACCCTCGCCGACCTGCAGGACGCCTGGGTGCGGCGGCATGTGCGCCAGCCCGACGGCATCCTTCGCGGCAAGCCCTTCTGCTGGTCGGACTGGCAGTTCTGGTATGCGGCGCACAGGTGGCGTGTGCGCGAGGACGCGGAATTCATCCCGCCCGAAGAGGTCACGGTCGATAATCCGCTGGTCCTCAACCAGGCTTTCCAATATCGTCTGACGGGCTGCATCGGCCCGCAGAAGACCGGCAAGGGGCCAACCGAGGCGTCATGCGCCATACTCGAGGCATGCGGCCCCGTCGTGTTCGCCGGATGGGCGAAGCCCGGCGACGTGTACCGCTGCTCCGACAACGGCTGCCCCTGCGGATGGGTCTACCATTACAATCCGGGCGAGCCGAAAGGCATGCGTCACCCGTCGCCGCTCATCCAGCTGACCGCGAATTCCGAGGACCAGGTGCGCAACGCCTACCGTCCACTGGTCGCCATGATCAGGCTTGGTCCGCTGAAACAGCTGCTCAAGGTGCGCGAGGGGTTCATTCGTATCCTTCGCCCCGGAATCAACCTTGACGACGATGATCTCGATCTCGACCGCATCGACGTGGTGACCGCATCGGCCACCAGCCGCTTGGGTAATCCGATTTCGGATGCGGAACAGGACGAGGCCGGCCTGTACACCAAATCGAATGGCATGCTCGACGTGGCCGACACCCAACGCCGCGGCGCAGCGGGCATGGGCGGCAGGACGCACTTCTGGACCAACGCCTACGACCCGGGGGAGAACAGTTACGCCCAACAGCAGTTCGAATTGGGCAGTAAGGACGTGTGGATCTTCTACCGCAACCCCGATTTGAACCCGGACCTGCGGCACAAGGACGGCACGCCATACAGCTTCAACAACCGACGCGAACGCCGCAGGATCCTCGAATGGGTCTACGCCGGAAGCCCGTGGGTGCCTTTGGATTCCGTCGAGGCGGAGGCCGAGGCGCTCATGGAGAAGGATCCCGCACAGGCGGAACGTTTCTTCGGCAACCGAATGGTGCAGGGTGGCGGCGCATGGCTCGAGGATGGACTCTGGGAGAGCTGCTATGCAGGAACATGAGCTTTGGCTTGAGAACCCGCCGAAAGGCACCGAGGTGTGTCTCGGCTTCGACGGCTCCGAGAACGACGACTGGACATGCATCAAGGCCGAGACGCGCGAGGGTTTCATCTTCACGCCACGGTATGGCGAGGATCGCCGTCCGACGATTTGGAATCCGAGGATGTGGGGCGGCCGCATCCCGCGCAGCGAGGTCAATGCCGCCATGGACGAGCTCAACGACCGATACAAGGTGATCCGCGCCTATTGCGATCCCGGTTTCCGCGACGAGGTGTCGTGGGAATCTCAGATCGAGGCATGGGACTCCCAATACGGGCCGAAGAAATTCATCCCATGGTCGATGAGCGGTTCGAGCCGTATCACCGCCGTCTGGGAAGCGTTGAAACGCTTCGAATCCGACCTGCAGCATCACGTGATCACGCAGGACGGCTGTCCGATCACCATCACGCACATGCGCAACGCAAGACGCTTCGCCAAGTCCGGCGAACGCTACGGGCTGGGCAAGCCGAAGCAGACGCGGAAGATTGATGCGGCGGTGACGTGCGTGCTGGCGCACGAGGCGGCATGTGATGTACGTGCCGCCGGCTGGGGTAGGAAACGCAAGGCGTACTTGTTGACTGGTTCTACTACGAGGGGGTTCTAATGATTCGTACCGCCGATGATGTGAATCGCATGGCGAATCTTCTCGCCTTGAAGATCGAGAACCGTCGGCCGGACATCAGGAAGCATACGGATTATGTGCGCGGCAAGCGCGGCACACTGAAATTCGCGTCCGACGAATTCAAACGCTACATGGCGGACCGGTTCTCAGGTTTCGCCGACAACTGGTGCCTGCCGGTGGCGCAGGCGCCGGTCGAGCGCATCCATTTCAGAGGCTTTATCCCATACGACGACAGTGAGCTCGACTCGCATGTCATGCGCGTGTGGGAGCGGAATGACTGCGATCGCAAACTGCAGGAGACGGCTCTGATGATGACCACGACCGGACGTGCGTTTGGCCTGGTGACCTCGATGCCTGACGGCAGGGCGCGCATCAGCTTCGAACACCCCGACTCCGCAGCCGTCCATTACGACCCGCTCACTGGAGAGGTCGACGCCGGCCTCCTGGTCCGCTACGACGAGGAGCGCGAATTCGGCACGCTGCTGCTGCCGGATCTGGTGTTCGACGTGGTGCGCGTGCGTGCAGGCGGGGACGACGAGCGGAACCGTCTGCCGCCCGGCGTTGAGGGCTGGCGGTTCGTTCCGGATTCGGCGCGCGCGAACCCGCTCGGACGAGTGCCATTGGTCGAATTCCGCAATCAGATGCTCCTGGACGACCTGCCGATCAGTGATGTGGAGCAGGTCGAATCGATGCAGGACGCCGTCAACGTCTGCTGGGCCTACACGCTCAACGCCCTGGACTTCGCGTCCATGCCGGCGAGGGTGATACTCGGCGGCGACTCCCTGTCCGAGCCGGTCTTCGACAAGGCGACCGGAGAGCAGGTCGGCGAGCGTCCTGTGAACCTCGACAAGCAGGTCATGGAGCGCATCATGCAGATCACCGGCGACAACGTGTCGATCGGCGAATGGACAGCCAGCAACCTGCAGGCTTTCCTGCCGATCATCCAGAAGGCCGTCGAGCACATCGCGGCCGAGACACGCACGCCCGGCCATTATCTGCTGACGAACGCCGAGGTGCCGGCCACCGGCTACGAGGTCGCCGAAGCCGGCCTCGTGTCGAAGACATTGGAGCGCATCAGCTTCATGCGTCAGCCGGTGCGCGAATTGTGCGTGATGGCCATGATGCTCGAGGACGATGAGGAATCAGCCCGCATCCTCGAGGATGCAAAAGTCGTGTTCGCCACACCGCAATACCGGTCCGAGGCCTTGATGGCCGACGCGATGCTCAAATACAAGAAGCTCGGCTACCCCCTGCAGTGGATAGCAGAGCAGATGGGCCAGAGTCCGGAGGACATCAAGCGCATCATGCGCATGGTGGACGACGAGAATCACGATCCGGAGATGGCGGAGATAGCCCGCAGCCTGCAGGTCGGAGGTGCATCTGATGACGGTGACGCTGGAGAGCCTGTCGGACAGTCGGAACACACTGGCCAGACTGTGCCTGCTGGCCGTGAGGGCGGCGGACAAAACGTGGAAGGGCGTGGATCCGAGGCGGGTGCGTGACAGCTGGAATCGGACAAACGCCGATTTCCTTACGCTCTTCGCCACACTGCAGACCCGCGCCGCGAGCGATGCGATGGACTCGTCCACGTTGATGCTCGCCGAACAGGGCGACTACGTGCGCCCTGACGGTATTGCGAATCCCCTCGCCTTCGGGACGGGTTTCGCACCGAGCGGCATCGACCTCGAATCATATTTCGATATCCCGGTGACGCGCACTTTGTCGGCCATCAAGTCAGGCATGGGCGAATCCGATGCCATGATGGCAGGTCGTGCTACGCTTCGCCAGATGGCCATGCAGGCCATCGAGGACACGTCAATCAGCGCGATGGGCGTCAGCATCACCCAGCGTTCCGGCGTCGGCTACGTGCGTGTCGAATCACCCGATTGTTGCCCACGATGCGCCATCCTCGCCGGAAAATACTTCCGGCACAACAACGACTTCCTTCGTCATCCGAAATGCCACGGTCGCACCATTCCCTGCAAAGGCAAGGAAAAGGCCGAGAAACAAGGCTGGATCACATCGCCGATGGACCGCTTCAACGGCATGAGCGAAGATGAGCAGGACAAGGTCTTCGGACATGCCGACGCGCAGGCTATCAGGGACGGCGCCGACATCTACCAGGTCGTCAACGCGCATCGAGGCATGCGGCCAATCGGACGCGGCAACATCCACATGACAACGTCCGAAGGCACCAGCCGCTACGGTTGGAGCCATATGATCCGCAAATACGAATACGGCCAACGCCAGAGGCGCAGGCTCACGCCGGAAGGCATCTACAGCTTCAACCTCCCTCGCGAGCAGACCATCGAACTTCTGAAGCGCGAGGGCTACATCCTGCCCGACAAATGGCGTGAGCAGGTGCCGGAGCTTCGCCGCAGCCAATGGCTGCACGACAACGGATACCGTCAGGGTCGGCATGAGGAGTTGACGGCGGCGCAGAAGCGTCTGCTCAATGCGCGGCTCCGCTACGAGGCCGCTTTGGACGGCCACAATCCCTATCAGCCAGGCAGTCCGGTCACGCCGGATGTGCTGGCGAAGGCCGAGAACTCGTATCGTCGCTGGCTTTCCAGCAACGGCGAAAAATACATCCAGTAAAAGGAAGGAAACATCATCATGTCCGATGGACAGCAGCAGGATCCGAACACCGGCGATCCGGGCGCGCAGGAGCCGCACGTCGACTGGCACGACAAGTTCCTCGGCCAGAAGAAGGTCAACACCGACCTCGAAGCGAAGCTCAAGGCCGCCTACGAGAAGGCCGACCGCGTGGACGACTTGGAGAAGCAGGTCGCCGACTGGGAGCAGCGTGGCAAGGAATTCGAATCCGCGCAGGCCACGATAGCCGGACTGCAGAAGCAGGTGCTCCAGGCCAACGTCACCGCAGCAGCGACCGGCAAGCTCATCAATCCGGGCGACGCGTTGAAGCTCATCGACTTCTCCGACCTGACCGCTGACGATCAGGGAGGATACGACCAGCAGGCGATCGGCGACAAGATCGATGCCCTGGTCTCGGCACACCCGTATCTCGCGCAAGGCGGGAACAAGGCTGGTCTGACGGGAATCATCCCACCGTCAGGCGCCCGTGATGGCGATCATCAGGCGGGACAGCTTACCAGGGACGATCTGAAGAACATGACCCCGAAGCAGATCGAGGAGGCGCGCCGCAAGGGCCGTCTGGATGACCTGCTCGCAGGCCGCAGCAAGTAAGGAGGCCACCAGCAATGGCAATCACCAATTTCATCCCCGAGGTATGGTCCGCCGCCATCCTCGAAGCCCTGCGCGCGAAGCTCGTCTTCCCGAGCCTGTGCAACCGCGATTACGAGGGCGACATCCGTGAGGCCGGCGATACCGTGCACATCACCGGATACGACGACGTGACTGTGCGCAAGTACGTCCGCGGCCAGGCGATCACCGTCGACGATGTCAATGACAAGGAAGCAGCCGTTCTTGAAATCAATCAGTCCGACTATTTCGCTTTCAAGGTCAACGACCTCGACAAGGCTCAGGCCAAGGCGGACATGACTGGAAAGTTCACCAATTCCGCCGCCTACAACATGATGAAGAACGTGGAGAACTACATCTCCAATCTCATGGACACGGCCGTCGAGACCCCGGCGAAGACCGTGGCCGTCGGCACCCCCGCCGACGCGTATCTCGCCGTCGTGGAAGCCGGACGGAAGCTTGATGTGCAGAACGTGCCTGACGAGGGACGCTGGCTCGTCGTCAGCCCCGACTTCTACGCGCTCCTGCTGCAGGACTCCCGCTTCATCGAAGGCACCGAAGCAGGCCATAATACGCTGCTCAACGGCGTGGTCGGCCAGGTGCGCGGCTTCACCGTCGTGAAGTCCAACAATGTGCCGCACAAGTCCGCCAGCCCGGACACACAGTCCATCCTCGCAGGCACCAACGCCGCCGTGACCTTCGCACAGCAGGTCAGCAACGTCGAGGCTATGCGCATGCAGACCGACTTCGCCGATATGGTCCGCGGCCTCGACCTGTACGGCGCCAAGGTCATCCGCCCCGAGTGCCTGACCAAGATCACACTGAACCTCTCCACCACCACCGGTCGTTCCCTGCAGGATGCGCAGACCCCTGTCGTGAGCGGTACCACCGCAGACAGCGACGGTGAAGAGGATGCTGCTGCAGGCAAGAAGAGCGGCAAGTAGTCGAGTCCGATGATCGGAGGCTGAAATGACCGCACTGGCCACCTTGGACGACCTGAAACATAACGGCATCGAAGTGACCGATGAGCAGACGGCAACCAGTCTGCTCGACTCGGTCTCCGAAGCCGTCCGCTCGGCCGCCGGCTGTCCGATCACCCTCGGCGAATGGACCGTCGACATCCCCGGAGAACAGTCCAGGAAACTCGACCTGCCATGCAGGGCCGTCAGAAGCGTTTCCAAGGTGCTCATCGACGGCAAGACCGTCGACGACTGGCGGCTCCTCGGATCCGCACTCTACCGCGAAGAGCCGTGGAGCCCCTTCGGACGCATCCCGTCGGTCGTGACAGTCACCTTCACGGGTGGCTGGAATCCGATACCCGCCGATATCGTCAGACTGGTCTGCTCGTACGTCGCAGCCGGACTCCACCAGCTCGAGGACGGAGGCCCCGGCGCCCACGCCGGCGTCAGCTACGAACGTGTCGACGACGCACAGGTCGGATACGCGCAAGGCGATGCCGCCCAAATCGATGCGACCGAACTGCCGGAAGCGACCAGACGCAGTTTGCGTAGCCGCTTCGGCGCGAACGTCTCTTCGATAGGGGTGTTCCGATGAGAATCAGCGCATCATTCCTCTCCAAGGCCCGCCGTGACGCGGAAGGCCTCATGACCGACCAGTGCACGGTAACCCGCCCAGACGAGTCCACCACGGATCCGGACACGGGACTGCCGAACACCGGCACGGAGCAGGTGTATGAGGGCAAGTGCAAGGTGCAGACCTCTGGTGGTCTCGCCAGCGAACAGACCGAGGGAAGCGCCGCCCAGAACATGGGCGCCGTCTCGTTGGTCTGGTCTTTGTACGTGCATTTTCCATATGGCACTCCAGGCCTTCGCGCCGGTGACGTGGTGGAAGTCACGGAATCCGCCAATCCGCTGCTCGTCGGCAGACGTTTCCGGCTCGTCTCCCCGCAATCGGAGAAAAGCCATACCACCGCCTGCCGTTGGAATGTGAAGGAGGACTCACGAGCGGACTGTTCGACGCTTCGCAGTTGACGGCCTTCGGCGATGCGCTGCTCGCCAAGGGCGTGGCTCGCCGCGCCTTGATCTCCGCTTCGGTGAAGAAGGGCGCGCAGAACGTCAAGAACTCGATTCGCGACGACCTGAACGGTTCCGGCAATGCCGCATTCAGGCGTATCCCGATCAGCTACACGCTGCAGGAATCCGCTGGACGCATCACCGCCGAGATAGGCCCCACCAAGGGCGGAGCGGGTTCGCTCGCGAACATCGCGTTCTTCGGGACGGCGAGGGGCGGTGGAACGCACCGATTCTACGAGCATGGTGAGGAAGAATTGCCGAAGCTCGCGGAATACGTGGCGCGTGCCGCCGTGGAGGTGGTCTGAATGAAGTCGATCATGACGTTGACCGACACGATCCTCGACCATATCCCGAAGCCAGCGACGGGCTGGGCCGTGTACCGGCAGACCGCCCCGAAGCCGACCGACAAGCCGCCGTGGGTGATTGAGACGGTCACGACCTGTCTCTTATACACATCTCCGAGCCCACGAGACTAAGG